GGCGACTAGCGCCTCGATCGGCTGCCCGTTGATCGCGATCACCTTCTCGTCGAGTCCCGTCAGCGACCAATCGAGGAGGTACGCCGAGACCAGGTCCATCCCCGCGGCCCGCAGATCGACGCGATGCCCGAATTCCGTCGCGACGTACCGGCGCGCGAAGGCGGCCTGCTCTTCGCCGTGGTTCAGCCGATCCTTCACGAGCAGCCAATCGCCACCCGAGATGGTGAGCCGCCGACTGGCGATTCCGACGACGCGTGACGGCATAGACTCCCCCTACTGTTCCGGTGGGCCGAGCGTTGCGACGAGGTGGCGATCGCCGATCTGGAGCGAGTCCTTCAGCACCGGCCAGGCCCAAAACCCATCGCGGGTTTCTTGCTTCGGGGCGGTGAACAACAGCGGAGACTGCCCGATGTAGATCGGCTCCCGTCGGACGAGCACGGCCGACAAGGTCCAGAGCGGCCCCTCACCCTTCCGGATCCGCCACGATTTGAACGTCGCGGCCTCGCGCCACCCCCAGAGGAGCGCGCCGCCCAGGCCGCGGATCTGGGCGGCGTGAAAGGTCCCGTCCCACACAGCGCGCCTCTAGGGCGCCCAGACGAACGCGCCGGCCGCGACCCAGGAGAACGACACGCCGGGCGCCCCGCTAACCGGCACGTCGATGTCGGCCGACAGATACGCGAGCCCGCTGGCGAAGAACGTCGCCTCCGTGGTGTTGGGCACGAGCTTCAGCTTGCCTGGCGTGGTCGCACTCGCGGCCGCGAAGAGTACGACGTTGGTCGAGTCCCAGAACCCGTCGCCACTGCCCGCGATGTCCGGGAGCCCGGGGACTTTCACCTTATTGACATCGCCGAAGCACGTCACGTCGATGTAGTCGGTTTTGAAACTCGCTTTCCAGCTCGTGCGCGCGATGAGCGCGACCGGCGTCACGCCCGCCGGGTCGTACATCACGGAGCCGTTGCGTCCGGATTTGATCATGAGGTGCCTCTCTGCCTTTCGAACCCGAGGTTACAAACTGTGCTGCACGCGATAGTGCCCGCCGCGCCGGTACCACCGAATCGTCGGATCCGCGTCGTCGACTTCCACCCGCGGCGTACTGCGCGCTTCCCGATGCGTCGTCATCCACGTGTAGCCCGCGACCGTGAGCGGTTGATCTTCGAGCAGCGCATCAATCCGCGCGCCCGCCGCTTTGCCATTCGCCGTCGCGCCTGCCGTCGTCGACAACAGCCGCGCTTCGACCAGGTAAAGGGCGTCTTCGATCGCCCGCCGACCGAAGACGGCCTCGTCGTGCTCCTCGACGAGCGACACGATCACGAACCGCGTCGCATTCCCGCCGGTGACCATCGACGCCCCGGCCTCATCCAGGAACACGCCGTCCGGCGTCAACAACATCAGCGTCGCGTCCGCGAGCAGCTTCGCCACGAGGGCGTTGTCGATATCCGAGGAATCAGGCATCCCCGGAGACCTTCGCGCCGTGCCGCGCGACCATGTCCTTGAGCTCCTGTATGAGCCGCCGACGCGCCTTCAGAATCCGCGGCACGAACACATGGAGCGCGGGCATCTTGCCGGTGAGATGCTTCACGCCGTTGATGCTGAAGTAGTGCCGCGCCTGCGAGCCGTTCTCCACCACGCTCGCGAGCTTCGACGTGTTCTTCACGACGGCGCCGACGATGAGGCCTTTGCGGGTCACCGGGGTCACGGTCGTCTTCTTCCGGAGATCGCCCGTGCGCCACGGATACGCGCCGGCGATGTCGACCTTCGCGCCGTTCGCGGCGCCCTCGATCCGCTTCGCGGCTTCGCCCGTGCACGCCTCTGGCAACGCGAGAATCTCCGCGCGGAGCTCGGCGAGGCCGTCCCACACGACCAGGGACTTGGCCATCTACGTCACCACCTCGACACACACCAGCACGAGCTCCACGTTCCGTTCCTCCGGATTCGAGACGCCGGTGACGCTGAACGATCGCCCGTTGAAGAGGATCCGCGTCTGCGTCGTGATCTGCGGATGAAAGGGCCCGGTCACAATGTGCGTCGCCGTCGCCAACACGGTCCCCGCGGTCACGCGCTCAAGGTCCGCGGCCGTCGCCGCCGCGATCTTCATGGAGAGGGCCGGCGGGTTGAGATCGGTCCAGCTCGGAATCGTGTCGCCCTCGCCATCCGGCACGGCCGGGCCTGGATTCTGCAGCGTGACCCGGTGCGGCCGATCAGCCACGTTCGTCGTCGGCCCGATCATGCGACGGTGACCAGCCGGTAGCCGGCGATGTCGTCCTCATAGCCGTACGGCACGTCAGTCAGCGCTTCGGGACTCGCCAGATCCCGTCCGAGCGTCGCGTAATGCGCCGTCAACCGGCCGACCAGGTGCACGAGCATCGGCTCGGCCGCGGTCAGCGCGGCGACGGACGCATAGCCTGCGGTCAGTCGCAACACATACGGTTGAAACGCCCGAAGGTCCGTCGGCCAGACGCCGACGTCGGAGAGCGCCACGCGCGCGGGCACCGGGGCCGCGCTCGAGGGATCCAGGTGATAGTTCAGGACGTCGAGCGTGTGCACCGCGCCGGCGCTGTCAATCGAATTGACCGAGACGATCGCCGTCACCGGCCGCCACGGCAACGCGATCGGGCCCGGCGGCAGCGCATCGAAGTACACGTCGAAGGTCTCGAGCAGCAGCACGATCCCGGTATCCTTCTGGACTTTGCTGCGCGCCGCCGCGAGAAAGTTGGCCATCAACGCGTCGCGCGGATCGCCCGCGACCCAATCGAGGCCGGCGCGCAGTTTCCCCTCGGTGATCGTCAACGGCTCCACCGCGATCGTCCGGGTGAGCGTGCCGCCGGAGCCGGCGATCGTCACCGCGAGCGGGACCGAGACATGCGTCGCATCGATCACCGTCACGACCCGCGATCCGTCGACGGCCGGGGTGGATCCGGTGTGGCCCGCGACCGCGGCGGTGTCTCCCGAGACCAGGCCATGCGGGGTCAGCGTCTCGAGCACCGTGGCGGCCGCAATCGACGACGCGACGATGACGATCGCCGGCGTCACGCGGACGGCCGTCATGTGCGGCGCCGAGGCCGCGCGACTCCAGTTACTGGTCCCGAGGCTCATCGCGGTGTCTTGGTGCCTCGATACGTGCCCGAGGTGAATTGACCTGCGGGCAGCGTCGCCTGAACGGTCGCCGCCCTCAGCGGCGCGAAGATTGACGCCGACGTCGGCGCGACAAACACACCGGGCTTGCCTTCCACGGCGGCATCCCGCGCCGGCAGCTGCACCACCTCGAGGCCTGGCCCGCCGCAGCTGCAGTGCGGCGCCTCACAGATGAGGCAGTCGCCGGGATCCCGACGGTGGTGTCTCACTTCTTGTCCTTCGAGGCCTTCGCGGTCCGGACGCGCTGTTGCGTGACGGCGGCCTTCACCGCGGGCGTCGACGTCGGCGCGCTGGGCTTTGGCGCGGGTGCCGCACTCGCCACCGGAGGGGGCGCGGCCGCGTCCCGATTCGGCAACTGCACGACCTCGATCGGCTCGTCATGCTCGTGCGTGACGACGCGGCCTTCTGTATGGGTGGTCACTTTCATTGGGGTCACTCCTTCAACTGGTCCGCACGAGCATCGTCAACACCGTGACCTTCTGGACTCGCAAATAGACATCGGCATCCCACACGGACTGGGTCCGCCCGTCGAAGATCAGCCCACGCTTGAAATAGACCGCGTGCTGGTCGCCGACGCGATCGTGGAATTGCACGCCGAGGATCCCGCTGCCTTCCTCGACGTCGTCCAGATCGAACGTCTTCTTCACGACGAGCGCGGCGCCGCGCGTCAGGGCTGCCCGCTTGAGCTGCCCCCACGTCGCGCCCTCCGTCAGAATCCGCGGCACGAGCGCCGCGATCGTGACCAGGGCTTCCGAGTACGACAGCCCGAGACACATCGCGAAGGCGGCGACCGTGCAATCGCCGAGATGCGTCTCGCGTTGGGCGACGAACCGCACGATCGGTTGGTCGTCCATGATGGCGGCTCGAGCGGTCTAGCTGATGACGACGCCGTACCCGGCGCCGACCGGCACCCAGTGCAGGTTGTCCGCCTGGAGCTCGATGTTGTCGCCGACTTTGGCGAACGTGATCACGTCGTCGGCCGCATTCCCGCCGAGGCCGCCGGCGACCGTCACGGTGTGCGCATTGGCCGTGCGGCTCACGATGAAGAGCCGCATCCCTTCCTCGCCGGCCGTCGGCGCGGAGAGCGTCATCACCGCTACGCCGGCTTTCGTGAGCGCGTGCGTGCCCCCAACATGGGCGATCGCCCCGCTCACCGCGTCGAGCGTGTCGTCGTCGGGGCCGTCCCCGTAGACGTATTGATTCCGAGTCGCGTCGTAGCGAGGCTGCCCCATCTCAGTGCTCCTTCGTGATTCACAGAACCGAGAACAACGGAAGAGGAGAAATCACGCGTCTGGTGATTTCTCCTCCCCGCTGTCTAGTTGAGGCCGGTGACCTTGCCGAAGGCCGCTTCGCGGTACGCCGCCAGGGCGAGCCGCCGTTCGGCCCGGATGGCGACCAGGTTGTTCACGAAGAAGCTCGCGTGGCTGTTCGAGCTCTCGACGCGATCGCCGCCCTTGCGGAAGATCTGCGCGCAGGTGCGGAACGCGCCGACGAGCGCGGTGTTGGCGACGATCGACGGCGTGACGGCCGCGGGCACGCCCCACAGGATCGGCGTCTGCGCGGCGGCCCAGGGGCCGCTGCCCATGTAGTTGCCGGCCGCGTTCTTCAGGAGCTGGATCGCCTGCCAGTTCGCAGGGTTGATCACGACGCCGTCCACCAGCACGAACACCGTGCTGGCGATCGTGGTCATCTGCTTGAAGATCGCGTCCATGTTGCTGTCCGCCCCGCGCGCCTGCGCCGCGGTGAGGCCGGGCAAGGTCATCAGGCCCAGCAGATGCGGCGCCACACCGGAGCCGTTCAGCAGCTCGTCCTCTTCCTTGAGGTCGAGGCCGAGCTTCAGCCGCGCGTCGATGATCGACGCGGTCTGGGCGAAGTCCTCGAGCATCTCTTCGGTCACCGGGATCCAGTGCGCGATCTTGCGGACGGCGCTCGTGGCCGCATCGAAGATCAGCGTCGACTCCGGCTTGAGGCCCGCTTCCGCGACCGCGTCGGCCGCGTTAGTGAAGGTCGTTTCCTTCATGAACTGCACGAGGTTGCTCGTGGTCGTGCCGGGGGCGATGAGGTCGGCTACGACCAGGCGCTTGAAGAGCAGCTCCACCACGCCCGGCCGCGTGTCGGACACGATCAGATCGCCACCCGAGGCCGCGTCGGTCGTGAGCGTCGCGCCCATGATCTCGACGCCGGGTGAGAGCGAGCCCTGGCGCTTGTGCTGGCCGCCCTTGACCCAGGCCTGGTACGCGGGGTCGCTGACGAACTGCTGGCCGATCGAGCGCAGCTCGCGGACCTGGCGCTGGGCGTTGCCTTCGTGCGCCGCCGCCGTCATGCCGGCGGTGAGGCGTTCGAACTCCGCCATCAGGTTCGCGTCGCCCTGGCGGGCGTCGATCTGGGCTTTGATGGCCCGGCCTTCGGCCGCGAGGGTTTCGAGCTCGCTGCGTTCCTCGGGGGTCCACTCCCGGCCGACGACGGCCGGCGCGGTGGCGGTGGC